TAGTAGTAGACTCCGCAAGAACAAAAGTCCAGGCATAATCAGTATGAGGTAATGTAATTAGTAAAGTGCTAGTTTTTTTTATATATAATGATTAGATATAAGATAATATACATGATATGAAATAATGGCATATAGGTAGTCATATGGTGACTGCACTAGTAAATCGAATATAGCATAAAGATTAGTAACTATTATTTAAGGTTTATGATCTTTCTTATAACTGGGCCTGCGTGGACAACATAATGCAAATAAGAAGATGGATAGTATAAGTAATGCTATCAACACAGCCACAACCATCCAATTCCCATTAAGGACTCCAAGAACCCATTCTCCTAATTTTTTAAACCAGCAAGACATACCACACTCTGGAGCGCCATCATCAAAGATCTTATCACTATCAGCTTGATTAAACCCTGTCACACGATCCAAGTGTGGTGCAGCTGCAACTAACCCTGTACTAGAGCACTTTGTGTCATGACAACACATAAACTTTGAACCAGAATGTCCACCTTTACCAACAACATGAATTGTATTCTGCCCTCGAACTAAATTCGTTGTAGTAGAACCATAACACATAGCAGCATGACATGCCTTAATTGAAGTTAAAAATGCAGAGCATTCTGTTAAACTAACAGTACATACCAGGTTAAAACCAACTCCTGAACCCCATGCCCCATCTGTAGCTGATGTTGTCAAATCCACTTGACAAGGTGTTTCACTTAAATCCTGAAAGGACAAATCACGGCTTACAATCACATTGATGTGATCCCGAAGTGAACTATCTAGGTCAATCCACTCCAATGCACTTGTAGAGATGTGTGGTTCTGTTACATTAAATGATTGAAATGAATCTTTTGTTGCAACCATCCGTTTATAACCTGAAATTGTATTCCCATCAAACTGACATACAGGTGTTGTTGCAAATGCACATTTTTTTCTGAATGAACCATTAAGTTCTGGACACTTCATCCCTGTGGGTGTACTCATTATATCTCCGGGATCACCAAATTGACATGTAGTAGTACACCATTGCTTAAAAATTAAACCACCTTGTTGGAGAGGACCGAGGAATAAGAGGGTATCAGAAGGTTGGAACTTTGAAATGGTACCTATCAAGCACACTTTAACTGATGTAGTTATTAAACAATCATTACTGTCAACAGTTTTACAGGTTTGCCCGGTACCCAACTGAATGCATACTTTCCTTGTATATCTTAAAGACACAATCTTAAATACCTTTCCAACTGATTTTAACTTATCCAGATATACACCGCAAGCAGTGCAGCCTGTCCCTACACCAGGACAATCAGGGGGATTACAACCCCAACCAGTTTCATATTCATAATCTTTTTCAACGAAACATCCTGCTGTTTGCCAGGGGTAGGCATATTTTTCACATGAACCATAACAGTGAAAAGCAGTTTTTAAGTTAAATGTAGCATCCATCCAGTGGCCTAGATGTTGAATTTCAGCATGAATCACCTGTTTACTTATCTGTAAATGAAATGGTATTTTTTCTTGTTCATTTGCCGGGTTTTGTAATTGTCTTCGGTAAGTATAGCTAGCAGATGAAGGTAATGAGAAATCCAGTTCAAGATCAGCCTTCATAGGTATTATTCCTGATCCATGTGCAGTATCAGTCCAACCATCATTTAAGTTTTGTGTCTCAGCACTAGCAGCCCATACAATTAGCTCTAAAACAAGCAACATACACCACACTAAACCTACAAAAAATCTACTGCGGTACCTAAATAGAGATAATGTTCGATAACAACCCTGCATTGGCTCATACATTGTTAGTGACTTCTTCAAATTTTCCTGAAACCGTGATGTTAGTTTACAAACTTTAAAATGAGCTTGAAGAGCAGACGGTGTAGCCTCAGATGGATTAAGGCAATAAGGGCATGAACCAATTGAACAGCTCTTTCTATGTGATTCTAACTCCTTAGCAGTTTCACACTCATACTGACATACCTCACAAACCATTGAGCCCATGGTTTTCTGATATTCCTTTTTTACTTTCTCAACCAAAATTCTAAATTTGGAATCAGTATTATACTTAGAGCAAAGATATGCAAATGCAATTAATATTTTTAACAAGATCATTGTAATAGTTGGTATCAGAACCCAGCCAAAGCAAAATGTTAATAAAAGCAATACTGTAGCCCAACCATGAAGACCTGGCACACATAGCTCAACAGCAAGAGAATGTGCAATTCCTGGAATCATGGAAAAGATACTTGTAAAAGTATAAATGCACTGTCCAATAACTAAGGTTTTAGTAAGGATGACTTTTTTTACTCCATTACAATATACAGTGATATCCATGTCTACTCTTTGACAAACAAATTTTATTTGCTGTTCAGCACCACGGAATCTTTGAACACGGTTTATCAGGCAAGTAGGTGAGCTTATATTGAAAATACCTGTCTCAGAATATGCTTCACAGTCTGCACCTGGTCCTGCTAAAGTACAAAAAACCGTGCATTGTGTTGTCTTTTCAATCTCCCCAGGTAATGGGATGAACCCTGTCCATGTTAACGGCAGTGTCTTTTTTTCACAGACAGAGTGGTTTCCCTCCATAATAATTCCTGGGGCCCAGACATATACAGGATCATCCTTTGCTGTCAGCACACCAGTAGATGTATAGAGTGGGCTGCCTGAAAATGCAATACCTTGTACTGTATCTGATGATTCAGTGGATGGTGCTTTACCTGTAACCTTCCCAGCAATGCGTAAGGCACTCACTGCATTTTTTTCTATGTCATGATCTTCGCCATGTGGTGCAAAAGCCATTCGTGACAGAACCTCAGCTGACCGATAATCATCCAGCGTGGGAACATACAATGGCTCTGAGCTACTCCCAATAAGACAGATGTAATATCCTTGAAAACCATTGGCCGTACACCCAGTCTTCTGAACAAGAGTTTCAAAGTTTTTTTCAATCTTCATACTGTCGCCAGATGTCACCTTTTTTATGACCAAAAAACAGCGAACCATTATGGTCACTATATCATAAGTATGGCTTGGCTGAGAGAGGGCCATTGTGTGTATTGGGTTGAAGCAGACACCTTCAACAAGCTGCCCTGAAACACAGTATGTTCTCTCATAATTTACCTGGATTCGTTGATCTCCTAAACCCAGAAGACAACTTTTGGTTGTTAAGCATGTTTGAATAGGTCCCATTAAATAAACAGTAGGCTGACATACTGTTTGATTACATGACAAGTCATAACATGCTATTGTCTTCCGCATCCTTGCTGCTGTTTCAACCACTAGGGTAGGGATCAAGCACAGACCTCTTAAATTGACCTCACTACTTTTTGTCTGAAAACTTGTTGATGATGCTTGTGTATTTTCTGCAAGATCACCTTTTGTCTCCCATGTCCATTTTGTAAATGACTGTTGCCCTGCTGTACTGGTGTGCAAATCAAAATTACAAGAACTCTCTAATTTTAAGGATTCAATTTGCTGTATTGGGACAGGTGGTAGTTCTACTGAACCTACAACAAGGCCTTGACCTAGCCCAATAGTGTGCGGACACTCCATTTTAAGTTCATTCAGGTTTTTGGCATTTACTGTATCAAATAGTAATAGACCCTGAAGAATCAGATACAGACAAACTGGACTCGATTTTCCCATATTTGTCTGTGTTTGCTTCTTCTTGCGGAGTCTACTACTA